AACAATACGAGTAACAATACAAACAATAATACCTCAACATCTTCTAGTACAAACAATAACACAAACGTAAACAAATCTACTTCCGATTCTAATGTCCAGACTAATAACACGAATAGTAATACCAACAGCAACAATTCCGTATCTGATAATACTAACAGAAATATTAACCAATCAAATTCTACCCAGACTATAAATCAAAATGTTAAAACTAAAGCACCTCCTGCATCTGCTATAGCTCCTAGTATCATGTCATACTCTCAAGACCTGTGTACAGTAGGACGTTCAGGGGCATATCAAGGACAAGTGTTTGGTTTTTCTACAGGTGGTACAGTAACAGATGAGAACTGTGAGCGTTTAAAACTTTCTAAGTATCTATATGATACTGGAATGAAAGTTGCCTCCGTCTCTATCCTATGTCAAGATGAAAGAGTTTTTAGTGCAATGGAAATGGCAGGAACTCCATGTCCTTATCAGGGTAAGATAGGTAAGGAAGCTTCTAAAGCATGGAAAGAAAATAGACAGGATAGACCTGATTACGATAAGTTAAAAGATAAATATATTAAGCATTGTAAAACTACAAGAAATGAAAAGGGTAAAAAGAAGTCAGGAAGAACCTGTGCAAATGAGTTCTATGCCTCAAACTAAAAGTGTTGGGCAACAACTACTTGAACTTTCAGCAGCACTTACAGTTAGTATTAGTCTGTTATTACTTTCTTTAAATTTAACAGCTACATATATTTATGAAGGGAATCAAAGTCTTATAGACTTAACAGGGCTTGACAACACCACATCACTAGCAACAGGAGACGACCAAGTCTCTAATGCTTTCAATCTTGGCTTTACGTTTGACTACTATGGTCAAGCATTTACACAAGCTAGAGTAGCCACAAATGGTTGCTTACATTTTAAAACTTCAGGTGCATATTGTAATGACTACACACCTGACCCTCTCACAGGACAACATACATACACCTTGTATCCTCTATGGACAGACTTAATTAGGGATAATGACTCACAAGTATTAGCTAAAAGCTTTACAGATAAAACAGTCTTTGGTTGGTATAATATGAGAGAATACAATCGTAGTGGTTCAGACAATAGCTTTGAAGTTATCCTTTGGACAAACGACACCTTTGAATTTAGATATGGTGCATTAGATATTATTAATCATGATGTACTTATAGGTGAGATAGGTTCTTCTTCAGAAGTATATCAGTACCTTTTTCATGATGAGTGTAATACAGGTACAACTAATGTTGCAGGTACATGTGTTAATACAAACTGGAACGACACCTCTAGCAATACTTTATTAGAGAATGGTGGTAGTTTATATGGGGTAGGTTCAGGCAATGGTGTTGACTGTAGTGACCCATTAAATGATACGAGTTGTTCAGGCTACGCCTCTGCTTACTTGACTCAGCAGTGTGATTTAGATTCACTATATGACATCAATTGTCCTAGATACTGGGAAGCCTATGACGACCAACAATGTCAAGAAGACCCTCAGTATGCTCCCTTCTGTGCAGGGTACACACAAGAAGACTCAGTAGCTTTCTTTGATGATAGTAATGTAGATTATGGATATGAAGAAGAACAGCATCATGACGGCGGAGGTTATGATGAAGACCCATATGCAGGTATGGAACTCACAGATGAAGAGTGGTACGAAATAGACGTAGAAGAATTTGGACAAGAACAAGTAGACGAATGGTTTGGTGACGACTTACAGTTTAACGAAGACGGAATGGTTGACTGGGATTCTACACCACACGAAGACTACATAGACATAGAACCTTTAATGGATGTGTGGGATATGGAACAGGAACATCACGAAGTTGTCACCTATGACTTACTTCCTATTGATGAAGTCTTGTTTGTAAATGAATTAATAATAATAGAGGAAATAGAAAATGAAATTGTACATGAAGAAATGGAAAGGGAAAGCTTTGAAACAATGGAAGAGCTTGAAGAGTGGTTTGAAGAAGAAGTACTCGAAGCTGAAGAAAGTATTGAAGAAAGACTGGCAGATACTAACGAAGAGATTGAAGAAACTATTCGTGAAGAAACCCGTGAAGAGGAAGTACACGAAGAAAGCGAAGTAATCGAAGAGTTATTTGCAGAAGAAGATGAGAGTAAACCTGACAATGAGCGTAGAAGTTCTGTCAGAATCTCTGCATTGGACGTTGTAGCAGGTACAATTAGAACAGCTTCTAATAGTGTTAGTAGCTCTACCTATACCAGTACTAGTTCAAATAGCTTAAGTTCCTCTACGGGCTCGTATGGAGCTTCTAGTGGTACTTCGAGTGGTGGGGTAAGTACAAGTAATTCTCCAAGCATGTCAGACCAAATAGCTTCGGCTAATGTACAGACTAATCAGGTCTTGTCTATGAGTGTAGGAGATAATTCTTCTATTGGAGGTTCATCATCCTTTAGTATTACACCGATGCCTACATTAGATGCTTCTCCACAGGTTATGATGGCTGATGTACAGGTACAAGACATGCAGGGTGAGATTGACACAGCAGTCTCAGGAGTCATGACAGCTAGTGAAGCCGACCAAGTAGCCGACCAAATTGTAGCAAACAACATTAAAGAACAACAGGAAGAGGCAGAACAGGAGCAAGGAGAGACAGGAGAGTACGCAGACAGCACAACTCTTGTAGCTTATCTTGGCTATGTTGCAGGGTTTGACACATACAGAGATGCTCAGATACCACAGCAAGATACTTGGTACGAGCCTAGAGCAATTTATGCAGGTGCAATATTAGATGATAACACGCAGGCTTTTTATGGATTAGCAGGTGCTAGTCTTAATACACTAGGTAGCATGATAAGTATGCAACCTAACTTATAACGGAGAAAGATATGGAATGGTTTGAAAATAAAACTACACAGCTAATAGCTTTGGTAGGAATTGTAGGTACGCTTGCAGGTTTTGGATACACTGGTGCAGAGTATGTCAATAGGTTAGAGAACCTTGAAGCTGCAATAGGTGGGATAGATGATACGGAAGATGCTCAGAAGATTATAGAAGAAAGATTCGTAGCTATAGAAACCTCCGTAACCTATTTAGAAAAACAAATAGACGGGATTGTTATACCTGATAACAGTAGTGATATTGTTTCTCTCAAGACTGACGTAGCTACTATCAAAGCTGATGTAACTACGCTTAAAGAAAAGAATAAAAATCCTTTAGCTAACTAGAAAACAGAATTTAATTGAGTCTCTATTTTTTTATGTAAAGGCTCTAGAACTATCTTAGCTTCTTGTAAAGCATTAAGGATAACTATTCTATCGTCTTTCTGAAACCGATGTATTTCTTCTTCAGGGAAGCTAGAGATTTCTGTAACTAATTTGTTATCAGAATCAATCACTAACTTCCAACTAATAAGATTAGCTTCCGTTGCTTTCATTATTTATCTCCGTAAAGTTTACAACATCCTGTTTCCCACGAAGTCCTGCTTTCATGTAGGACGTTGCTCGACCTTCAAAAAAGTTCTGGTGTTCAACACCCATTACTTCATCAATCCAACCTAAAGGATTTTCTCGTTGGTCATAATTTGTTTTTAATCCTAGCTGTAATAATCTTCTATCAGCTATATATCTATTATATGCATACATATCTTTCTTTGTCAACCCTTGTATGTCTCCCATATCAAACACTAAATCTAAGAACTTATCTTCGTGCTCAACCATTTCTCTACAGATTTGATAAATCTCTGCTTTAAAATCATCAGTCCATATGTCTAGGTTCTCTTGTATGAACTCTCTAAATAACTTTGTCATTGCTTCAACATGCATTGACTCATCCCGAATAGAGTAAGTAACAATCTGTCCCATACCTTTCATACGTCCAAAGCGTGGGAAGTTTAACAAGATTGCAAAGCTAGAGAATAACTGAAGCCCCTCTGTAAAAGCTGAGTAGACTGCTAGAGTTTTAGCAATGCTTCGTTTATCTTTTATCGTAGGTTTAAACTCTGTAACATACTCATGTTTCTTAGACATTTCTTCGTACTCAGCAAAGGCTTTGTACTCTACGTCAGGTAAGCCTACTGTGTCCAATAATAAACTATAAGCATGTTGATGTATAGACTCCATATTAGCGAATGACCCCATCATCATTCTTGCCTCAGGTTTCTTAAAGATACGCATGTATTTGTCTATATACCCTGCTCCTACGTCTACGTCAGACTGAGTAAACAATCTAAATATTTGTGTTAGTAAATTCTTTTCAACAGGCTTTAGCTCTTGCCAGTCTTTTACATCTGTGTGTAGTGGGATTGATTCAGGCATCCAGTGCATTTGATTTTGTAATACATAATAATCAAACATCCACGGATGGTCGAATGGTTTGTAATAATTTCTTGTGCTTAATAGACTCATATTTTTTCCTTTTGTTCGGCATACTTTTCAAGTAGCCATTTGTTAAATTCTTTTTTATATTCTTTTTCTGTGTAGGTTACAGAGTGTGCAGTTTTATTTTCATCGCAATGGTCTAACCATTTACGTCTACAGAACTGACTAAACAAATCATCCATATTAAAACTCCTTTAAAAGCAAGTCTAATTTTTCTTTAGCCGTAGCCATTTGTTCTAGTAGTGCATCCATTGATTCGATTATGTGCGGATGCTCTGCTACTCCAACACTTACAACAAAGTAAGTTTCTAATTCTGTTTTAGCAATTGCAATTTCAGCTTCATATTTTTTTTGAAGGGCATCGAATCTACCCTCGTACATGTTATCAAATTTATCTTCTTTCATATTTTATCCTTCACAGGCTATACACTCTGTGTCTTCTAAGTTTATCCTTGGTATTTTAATGTTTACATTCTCGGCATCACGAGCAGATTCTGACCTAAAGTAATACAAAGATTTTAGTTTATGCATGGCATACCAATGGACATCATTTAAGTACTGTAAGTATTCATCGTGTACATCTTGGTTTTCTGTAGCTTTAGGAGACACAAAGAATAAATTAACACTTTGACTTTGACAAACATACTGTTGTCTCATGTGGGCATGTTCAACTATCCATATTTGATTTAGTTCATCTGCAGTTTTAAATATTTCTTTTTCTTTATCTGTAAAGATATCCATGCTCTGAATAGAACCTTTGTTTGCAGTTATCTCTTTCCAAATTTCTGTTTTGTTTCCTTTCTTTTTAGAAATAACTTTATCTAAGTATTTATTTTTAACTTGGTACGAACCTGATAAAGTTTTGTGTGTAAATATGTTTGCACGATACGGCTCAATACTAGGGGAAGTACCACCGCATATAATAGAACTACTGGCATTAGGAGCAATAGCCATAAGGTGAGCGTTACGCATACCTGAACCAGTAATATCAGGAGCTTCACCACGAGTCTCCGCAAGAACTTTACTCGCATCCACGGACTTACTTTTAATATGACTAAAAGCTTTGTTATTAAATCCTGTAGCAAAGATTCCTTCAAACGTAATATTATTTTTCTGAAGATAGGCATGGAAGCCCATTGCTCCCAAACCAAGCGACCTTTCTCTATAAGCAGAGAAGCTAGACTTAGTGAAGCCTTCTTTACCTTCTCGTATGTGACTCTTAAACCTTTTAAAATTTGCATTGTAATCTCCTAATTCTGTGGTATCTATTGCGTTATCTATAAAGTGTTGAATAACATTATCCAACATTGTAATTAAATCTTTTATAAAGTTTTCATCTGTTGACCAAGCATCATAGTGTTCTAAATTAACACTTGATAAACAGCACACGGCAGTTCGTTCTTCGTTGGTCGGTAGAGTTATTTCAGAACAAAGATTGCTTTGTTTAATATCTAAGCCCAATGCTTTCTGTTCTTTAGGCAAAGACTCATTACAAGTATCTATATTAACCATGTAAGGCTCACCTGTTTCTGCTCTAGCATTTATTATCTGCCACCATAAGTCTCTAGCACTAACAGTCTTAACAGCTTCCCCTGTCTTAGGGTCTATCAATCTCCAGTCATTGTCTTCCTGAACTGCTTGTAGAAAATCATTGGTAAGATTAACTCCGTTGTGTATGTTTAGACACTTTCTATTTATATCACCACCTGATTCTTTGCGTATGTTTATAAACTCTTCTATCTCAGGATGGTCTATATCCATGTATGAAGCATAGCTTCCTCGTCTTGTAACTCCCTGATTGAATGCTAACATCTGAGAGTCAACAACTTTCATGAATGGTATTGAACCAGTAGAACGACTATTGTTAGCAGTAGCAATCCCATTGCTTCTAATATCTCCCCAATATCCACCAATACCTCCACCTGAACTAGCGAGCCATATGTTTTCATCATAGTGAGAAGATAACCCGTCACGGCTATCAGGTACGTAATTGAGAAAGCAACTAATAGGTAAACCCCGATTTGTTCCCCCATTGCTAAGAATAGGAGTGCTAAACATGAACCATAAGTCGGAAGAGTACTCATAAAGTCTCTGAGCCAACTCAAAATCTGTGACCCCTTTGAAGGTTGCTCCGAATACGGAGGCTCTGGCGAAGGCTTCTTGTGCATGTGTTTCTCCTGATGCTTCGTATAGATACCTATCTTTTAATGTATCTAAACTAAATTTATTTAATTTGTTTTCTTTGTTGTAGTCTATTTTAATACCTAAGTATTCTTTCTGACCGACCTTGTCTTCAACCATTACTCCTTCTCCTTATCGTTTAAATGTAGTGCAATCAATGAATAATGTATAATTTTTAATAGGTCTGCATCAGACTTACCATTCTTCTTACCATACCTCATAGCATACTTCATGATATTACCTATACAAAACCCTTCACCATGTCCTGCATCAATAATCATATCAGTTGCTTGATACTTAGAATGAGCATAGTGTTGTGTATAGGTACTGTCAATGTATTGTTTAACACCATTTAAGTTTATGTGTTCGTCAAATTTATATTCCATATTTATATCCAATCTTTAGGTAGTGTGTGTTCAGAGAACCACCTAAAATTATTTTTTTCTGCCCACTCTGAATGACTTCTTTTACTTCCGTCTTTTCTTCTTTTAGCCTGAGGCATAGGAGAACTAGGACTAGAAAACAAAAAGACTAACTCTTGATTAGGTTTAAGACACTTACGTATCCATATATATTTATTGTATTCGTTGTAATCCCAAAATCTACCTTTAGCTTCTAGTAAGTATTCTACACCATTAATAACTTTTGTAAAGTCAGGTTCATATTTATGTTCTACGACATAAGAAATTTTATCGGAGTGATGTGACCACTTAGTTAAAACATTAGTGTGTAATTTATATTCCCACCCTGAATCATATCCTTTAGGAATATCTTTTTCAACAGGTCTAATCTTACGAGGCTTACGATATCCTTTTCTCATAAAATTCCTTTTTTAATTTTTTATTAAACCACCTCTGAGAAAACGAAGAAAGCATTATCTTATTGTTTGCAAACACATGAGTCTGTTCAGGCATGTGGTCTTGAAAGTTATTTATATTTACTTTAGATGCTTCTTCATCAGGTAACAATGAATGAATCCAATCCACTGTTAGTTGTTTAGCTCTTCTTCTTAATTGTTTAGCTTTACTACCATTCATAATACTTCTCTTACATTAGGTAGTTTTTCTACCTTACTTAAATATACATTTCCTTTTGCATATGCAAATGTACGCAACCCTTGACCTTCATTAGAGTCTTCATAGCATACAAATTTATGGGGGCAGTAGTTACATCCCATAGGTAATTTCATATTACCTGAGACACCTTCCGCTATAACATTATAGCACCTGTTCGGAGGACTGTCAAGAGAAATCGCTTTTTTAACTTCTTTTATTTTATGTACGATGTTAGGCTTCTCTAAATCATCAGGTATAAACGTGGTTAGCTCGCCTGTTTCTTTATTCATTACTAAGAAACCACCCTTAGAAGTTTGCTCCGCTTCTTCGTACCCTGCTAACTGTGAGAGGTATCCAAAGCTATCGTTCTGTGCCAAAGTACCTTCTCTAAACTTCTTAAAAGCATAACCCGATGCAGTCTTAACATCAATAACTTCTCCGTCTATAATAGAATCCATATGTCCTTTGATACCTTCAACTGATATTTCTTTTTGTTCTCCTGACACAACATGACCCGACAAACGAACAAAGAATAAAAGTAGAACCTCAAGTAAGTGTCCATATAAAAACTTAATAAAAGTAGGTGGGTCTATCTTTTCTTGATGTGCATCTGATAGATTTAAATCATACCAAAGTCTACGCAGTGGTCTACCAATGTTCGACATTCTTAAACCACTCTTAGGTCTAGGTTGAGGGGTTGCCCAACCTTTTAAAGCATCAGCCATGTCTTGACCAAACTTTTCATATTCTTTATCTGATATATTTATAGACTTATCTTCTGATAAAACACTAATAGTTTTATAGATATCCTCTACAAGCGTATCTAGTTTAGGCAACTTCTTTTTTGTCTGTTTCTTTGTCATCTTTTATTTCTTTAAAAGCTTTGATAACATCTGACGAGAATAGTTTCTGTAAGTTTACTAGAAACATACGACTCGCATTGTTATCTCCACCCGATACAGTTTTAAAAGTATCTAGTTTATCTACTATCTTTCTGAGAGTATCTGTATGGAACACAAGAGTACAGTACTCGTCCTTACCTATGCACAGGTTATGAAACCAGTAATCAGATTCAGTTGCTCTGATACCTGAGGGCTTACCCCATGACTCATACTCTATACAAATGTTACCTGACTTCTGCCAAATATCTCTTTCGGATTTGACTTCTATTTTTTTATTGGTAAGCATTTCTGCTATCTTATCCTCACGAATGCTACCATATTGTAAATCTAAATCAAACTTCTTCCTATCTTTTTTAGTGGGTTTCATACCAACTGTCTCCTATATTAAATTCGCCCGTCAATGGACATCTTAAGTTATATTCTGTAGATGCTTGTTCTA